GCCACAGCAGTGCTCTGGGTCACCTTCGGGCGGTGCCACGTCGCCGACGGCATGTCCCGCGGCCCGACGAACGAGACGACGGGACGAGCTGCGTCGATGAAGTTGATGACATCGCCGACGATCGGGTCGGGCACGATGCCCAGGTTGTCGCCGGTCTTTTGGTGAGCGGCGGCACGCTCGTACAGCTCCAGACGCTCGCGGGCGTCCCGGCTGCCACTTGCCGCCGAGATCAGGTCGACCATCCAGTGACCGGCGGACCGGTACTCGATTGGGCCGGACTCGCCGCTACGGCGGGCCGTGGTGATGGCCTGGTCTACTGCCTTGGCGCGGGTTGCGATCTCCTGCGCGATGCGAGCCGTGTCTTCGAGTTCGTCGATCTGCGCCTTGATCGCGCCCATGCGGTCGCGAGCTTCGGCGAGGCTCGACTTCTCGGTGTCGTTCAGGTCGCGTTCGGCGTCCTGAACGTTGGCGATCAGGCCCTGGACGAATGCGTTGCGCTCGTTGAGTTCGTTCTCGAGACGCCGAATCATGGCGTCGTTGGCTTGGCTGTTGACACCCATTGGGGGTACTCCTTCTAAGAGATGTGATGAAGGAGCACGCCTCGATCGCCCCGCGCTCCGGGGTCGTCGATGCCGGCCCCCGCTCGGGGCCGGTGGTCGTGCGGTTACCGGTTCAGGCGCGACGCCGCCCATGTGAGCAGGTCGTCGCTCATCGCCTCATCCAGCGCTGGTGTTTCAGGCAGCGGCCGCTCCGCCACTACCAGGCCGTGCTGTCCCGCTCGGACAGCCAACACCTCGGCCCCTACGAAAGCCGGGTCCTCGACCATCGCCAGATGGTCCATGAAGCCCCGAAGAATCTTACGCGTCCTGGTCCGCCGATCGAGCTTCTGATCGCTCAGGCGATTCAGCCGGAACCCGATGGACGGGAACGCGCCGCCCTCATCGGCGAGGGTCAGAGTCTCGTCGCCGCGAGAAGTGGAATAGATCTTGACGCGGGTGAACAGGCCTTTCGGATGCGACGGATCGACTTGGACCACCTTGCCGACGGTGTCGCCCTTCGTGTGCTCGCGATTGACCTGGATACGGCCCGCGTGACTCTCGATGCCGTCGTAGGCGTGCCGATCGTGTGACTCGTGCCAGAGTTCCCCGCGGTAGAACACATCCGCCTCTTCGTCCCACGGCACCGCCAGGACGTCGATCAGGCGGAGCTTCTTGTCCACATCTTCCAGCGTCGAACTGCGATGCTCGACCTCGGGCACGGCGATCTCAGTCACGACCGGCCACCTCCTGTCAGCGCCTCGGCCGACTCCGTACCGCGCAACCGCTCCATCACACGAACCTCCTCGGCACTCAATGCGCCGATCTCGACGAGCTTCGCGTACGCCTCGGCCCGTTCCTTCAGTCCTGGCCGCGAATACTCATCCCGGTTCAACTCCGCCGCCTGACCCCGCGGCAGTCCCCACCCCGACAACGCCGACATCACATGCACCGCCGCCGTCTTCAAATACCGCCGATCATGGAAGTCGAATATCTGATCGACGTTGCTGTACGTCATCGAATCGGGCGTCGGCAGCGCGAGCAGGAACGGATGAACGCCCAGCAGCACAGAGATCCGTGCCTCGTTGTACTGCGCCAATTCCAGCAACGCCATCTCCTGCGGCGAGAGCTGTAGCGGGTTCGCTTTCACCCCGCCGGAGAGCACCGCCGGCTTCCACGGCTCGCCGAGGTTCTGCATCCGCGACGCCCACCACTGGTCCAGCAGCTCGTCCGCCTGAGCCTTGGTCAACTCCGGCTCGACCTCGAGCACGTACTTAGGGATGCCGCCGCCCTGGGCGATCTCCATGGCATACCGGGCAAGCACGCCAGCGGCCACCATCCGGGTCTTGCCCGACTCCAACGGACCCACGCCACGCGCGCCGTCAGTCGTGGACTTGTACCGGATGTGCAGCACGTCGTCGGTGACGTCCAGCGTGCCCAGGTTGTACACCCGACGCCCGCCGGCCATCTCCACGTTGATCAGCCACTGCGGGATCACCCGGAAGTTGTACGGGCGATTATCGGCATCACGCGCCATCGGCAGCACGAACACCTCGCCGAGCTGGAAATCCCAGAACAGTTGCTTGGCGAACTCGGCCCAGCTGCTGTAGATCATCGGGTCCGGGTTACCCATCCACGTCGCCGGTTCGATCACCTGGCCGCCGCGGGTCCGGTACACCGGCATCGCCGAGAGCACCGAGGAGTTCAAGTCCAGCGCCGCCCACGCCGTGTCCACCAGGTCATCGAACTTCGACCCTAGGTTGTTCCAGGTCTGACTCGCCCATTTCGCCGGCCAGCCGTCATGCGGTGACGGCACGATGACAGCCATCCGGTTGTTGCTCGGCTCGACGGCCTCGATCTCAAACCCGTCCGGGTCGCCGGGCGAATAGCCGGGCCCCACGCTGTCAGGGTCGCCCACCGTCGCGTTCGGAGTCGCACCGGCCCCGGTGAGCCATGTCCAGAAGCTCATGTCCCACCCTTCCTAGAAGATCGCCGGAACTCTCTTGATCTGCGCGGCCCACCACGACGCCAACGTGACCGCCTCCAGCACCGAGATGTCGGCCTCGGTCTGCCTACGGCCCCACGCCCATCGGTCGCCCACGTTGCGCTTCACAGCCACCGACACCGCAGCCTCGAGCTCCGGGTACGAGCCATGCTTGAGCTTGCGTTCCTGCACCCGGTCGAACAGGTCGGAACAGGCGTCCAGCACGTCGGTCGTGTCGGCCACCTTCAGCCGGACGTGGGCGGTCTCCAGATCGTCGATCAGCGCCGCCGCTGGTCCCTTGCCGTCGATCACCACGTCGACGTTGTGCTTGTCCTGCAACTCCTTGGCCCGGGCCACCAGCCACGAAGTGCCCCGGCCGTGCTGCAGCGGCTTGAGATGCATGTCCTCGCCGTTCTGTGCTGCAGCGGCGATAGCGCCGTGCGTCAGCTCCCACGACACCGCCACCGCGAGCGCCGCGACCGGAAGACCGTCGGGACGGTCGGACGTCGCACACGCTTCCCACCTGCCGGGTCCGAACACGGCCGCCGCGCCAGGCTCATCCCACCAACCCAGCCGCTCACGAGCGAACTCCAGCGGTGGCAAAGCCTGCCGCTCAGCCTGGACGTATTCGACCGTCAACCCGGTGCCGTTGGCCCGCGTTCGACCCAGCAGCGGATTCGCCCGCTGCCAGTTCTCCACATCGTCCAGCGCACAACCGGGGACGCTGAGATCGTGCGTGCACGGGTCCTGCTCGCAGCCGCCACGGTCAGTGCCCCACTCCAGGTAAGCCAGCCGCGGCGAGATCCCTGGCCGGCCACGGTCCCGGATGCCGCGCAACACCTCGGAGGTCTCCAGGCCCGCCGACGAGCCGTACACCACCTGCGGGTCAGGCTGCACCGACAACGTCGGCAACAACGCGCCCATGTGGTCCGGCTGCAGCGCGAACGCCTCGTCCAGCACGACCTTGTTGCCCGATAGGCCGCGACCGCCGGACTTCGTGCGGGCCTTGAACATCAACCGCTGGCCGGTTTTGAGTTCGATCGACTCCTGGCCGGCCGCCGTCTTGATGGTCTTGACTTCGTCGGACAGGAACTTCGAACTGTAGATCAGGTCGATCATATCCCGCAGCGCCTCGAGCGTGGTGCGGAACTCGTGCGCCGACCACACGATCAGCCGCTCACGGGTCACGTACAGCCAACCCAGGGCCGCCTGCTTGAACAAACCGGTCTTCAGATTCTGCCGGGAACAGATCACGCAGAACTCGAAAGCGGCCGATTTCGAGCCATTCAGAGCGAACAGCAGGTCAAGACCCAGGCGTTGCTCCGGATCAGGCGCGAAGCCCACCATCTCGCTCAGCTCGGCCACCTCGGGCCCCAGGGTCTGGGTGAACTGCGGTGCCGCCCGGTGGAACGGCTCAACCGCCAGCAAGCTTGCGTTCACGCCGCGCCCTCAACTCGTCCAGCGGGTTTGCTACAGCGTTCACGCCCTCCATCGCGGCCTCCATGACCGCCCGGAACTCCTTGGACAGCGACGCCACCGACGCACCCGTCTCGTGCGGCGAAGCGATCCGTTGCGCCAACGCCAGCGCCTGCTGGCCCAGGACGGTGTCCAGCCGGTTCGCGGCGTCTAGTTGGCGCTCAGTGACCGCGGCTAGGCCGGCAGAGTCGGTCTTCGGTGGGATCGCCGTCACCGACGCCTTTGGATTCGTCGACTGGCGAGAACGGCAACTGGACGAGCAGTACTTCGATGTCGGCCGCTTCGCCTCGTACGGCTTACCGCACCGGTCGCAACGACGTTGCATCACGACCTCCCCGGGGGCCAAGCGCTATCGAGGTGCCGCGAACGTATGCCTGCC